TTCCATAATTCCGATGCCAATCCTTCCATCTGGAAGTAATTGTCCAGCGACTAAAGATGCGTTCCTTCTCGAAGGACTGACATCGAAACCAAATATAGTATAAGCCCCAACTGCTAGTTCTAGTGTGTTATTGCTGGTCTCCTCAAGGATGCCATGAGGCCACGGACTCTGCAAGGAATCAATCCACTGGCATAGAGTTTCGGTGCGAGTAGTCTCAATAGGAGCGGTTGCAATAGCTTCCTCGATTGACTCTTTAGTAACTGTATAACCAAGTGCAGGATTACTGGGTGCTACAGCCTCACGCCAAAATGCATCTGATCTAATGTCTATTTTGCAATACTGTGGCGCGGAATACTCATAATAGCCAAATGTCTCTGGCGGGTAATCTTTGGCGCGCTCGACCAAATTATTCAAAACTGTTGAGAATGCATCGCCTGCATTGCTGGTTAAAAATGTCTGAGCATTAGCTCTAGCGCGAGTAGTTGGGATTGCTGCCTTATAGCCGTCCTCAGATATTTCACGCACTTCATCAATCCATAAGAAGTCAGCTGTGCGACCACGGGCTGAATCTCTGGTGTCTGAAACTAAATCGAGGGTTGCACCATTGAGCAACTCTATTCGTTCCCCACCATTGGCATAACGCACTGCCTTAGTCATTGCCTTTAGCTCTGGGGTTGATTCTATAATCCATGCAATTTCTCTAAAGGTCATAAGGGCAGTTGCTCGGTTAGAGGACATGATGATGTGCTTCTTCTCGTTGCCATAAAACATTCCCCAGATAACCCTGACACGACCTAAATGACTTTTGCCATTTTGTCTCGAAATAAGCAATAGGGCAGTTTTCACGCGGTATTGCTGTTTCTTATCCACCATCATCATCTGTTTGAGGATAAACTCCTGATAAGGCATGAGCTTGTCCATCTTTAGACGCTCAATCATCTCTAAAACTTCTCCAGAGCGTGACTTGCCTTTTAGAAGCGGTGAATGAACCCTCGGTTGCGTTGCCCCTCGTAGCGGCTGTTTAGCTTTGGTCTTAGTTGTCATTGACTCGGACTAGGTTTGAGCGTAAAAGGACTGTCTGGCATTGGTTTGGACTGCATCGGGGATATATTGCCTGAAAAGACAGGGGGGGTAGAGCGTTGTGCTAAAAAAACGCCTTCTGACTTAGATGATTTGAGTTGGTTGCACTTAGCACAGCAGGCAACAAGGTTATCCATGTCATGACTGCCACCATCCTTGCGACTAATCACATGATCTACCTGATTGGCTTCTTGACCACAATATGCACAGATGTAACCATCACGCTTTAACACTCTAAGGCGCTGGTCTTTCCACTTCTGTAATCCAAGTTCTCTATGGCTTGCATCTCTTAGTGCCATCCGTACTTACTCCAATGATCTAATGCAATGCATGGCTCACCATATCTATGGCCTATGTAGTCTAAGCCCCATACTACCTGAGTCCATCCATCTTGGTCTTTTAGCCATTCACTCTTACCTTGAGGAATACCATAATGAGAACCATTACTTGCTAATGGATTCCATGCTGATTCTTTACCATAGAGCTTTAATAAGCAGTTATATTCTTTATAGTTAAAGTCTAATAGATATAACGCATAAGTCTTATAGTCTATGTATTCTTTTTGTTGCACTGATTCAGAGCTACCTGCATAAGGCATTATGCATAGAGCTATCCCAATAGCTACTAGCACCCCGCAAGCTACGCCCCTGAAGGGCTTGCGGTGAGCCTTTGAGAGGCTCTGCGCCGTTAGCGTATCATATGTGTCAATGATGTGCATAACTATCATCCTAACTATGCGTAACTGTTATGTTTTGTGGCAGGTTATCCACAGATTAAGCGTTCTTCTGTTATATCGCAATACTCCTTACTTATCTCAGATCCAATGTAATGACGCTTATTTAATTTAGCCATCTTCGCAGTTGTACCACTGCCCATGAATGGGTCATATACAACATCACCCTCATCACTCCATGACAAGATGTGGTCATTAGCTAATGCTTCTGGAAATGGTGCTGGATGTTTAACACCATTGAATGATGTAACGAATCTCCATATATTTGTTCTAGGGGCAAAGTCAGCCACTGGCTTTTTCATCTTGCCAGACCAATCTCTATGCCCAGCCCATTTATTAGGCTTATCACATATCAATCGAGCTTTAGGTTGGCCTTTAGATAAGATAAACATATATTCAAATATCTGCGTATATCGCTTGCTGTCAGCTCTTGCTGAATATGTAGAGCTATTCTTTTGATAAATCATAGTGTCATGAAGATTGAAGCCAACCTCTTTGAAGTAGAGAGCCTGTCTAAAGCTAGTGCCGCTCTCACTGCCGTTCTTAGTCTGGTCTCCTACTACCCATACGACTACACCACCATCTCTGGTCACTCTGTAAAGCTCTTTAGCAATAGGCTCAAAGTCAAAGCTATAGCCGTTGTATTGCCTTAAATCATCATAAGGTGGTGAGGTAACAGTTAAATCAATAGAGCTATCATCCATCCTAGACATAGTATCTAGACAGTTTTCATTGAAGATAATGTCTTTCAATTCTTGCCCCATCCAGTACCCTTGAAGATTGCCTCTACTGGGCTAATCATTTTGACCATTGGCTCATTACAATAAGTGCATAGAACTGTTGGTTTGTCGTGCCAGCCATGATGCAGCTCATTCTTTAATCCGCATCTTCCACATTTGTAATCGTAGGCTGGCATGTAAGGCATCTCCCAATCATCCATGAACCACAGCTGCATCGTTTGATGTCAGTCTCTTTAGGCTCTTTATCTAAGTGTCCGTACTTTAATATGAGTAGTGGCAAGAGATCAGCTAATCGGATGATGCAGGCATACTCTGCTGCATCTTCTCCCTGCCCATTTAGCCGTATGACTCCGAATCCCAATTCCCCCGAAAGAGAAGTCCGAGCCTTTAATTGTTTTAGGTACGCAAGCGGTTGAAATCCAGCGCGGGCTTTGACTTCAACATCGAATGGCACATTGACAATATCCTTGCCACTACCCCTTCCCACACATGCGCCCTGCCACTGAGTCGATAGGTACTCAGCTACAACTCGCTCTGTGCGAAAACCTCTGTGCTTTCTGTGCTGACTAATGATTCATCCCAGCCATGTAACCCATTGCAATGCCACCAATAAATAGAGCTAGTGTAAGGATCATTAGGAGCGTTTCCTTATCCATTGACAGCCTTGCACTTATTGCACGACCAAGTGCCAGCAACTACTACACCTTCTTCAATTCTTGCAGTAATTGTGATGTCCTTAGCTTCTGTTGGTTCATTGCATAACTGGCAAATCACTGTGTCAATCATAGGAATGTCTTCGACATTAACCCATCCATCGACTGTGTGAAGTTCTGCGTATCCCATTATACCCTCGCTTTCTGGGGTTCCCATTTGCCATTACTTCCAATGTTGTACCAAATCGGAGGACATTGATCCATGCCACCAGTCTGCCCCTTAGACTGGCATGTCATGCGACCCCATTCTTTATTGTTCTTTGCACTTATTCCTGTCTGCCATATCATTTCGCCATGAACACATGATGGAACATCTAACTTAGTATTGACAATCTCTGCAATTACTGCTTGTTCCTTAAAGGATGTGTTCCAGTAATCCAAATCAACTGGCTCTTTAACTATTTGTAAAGCTGGATGATTAGGTGCGACCTTGCTCATTTCTTCTCTGCTAGGACGCTTTCCTTTAGGAGCATAACCCGCATTTGCAAGTGCTCTGCCAATTGCAGATGTCTCGCAATTCTCCAGTGCAGAAGTTTGATTGACCCCGCGAGTGCTAACTGTTTCTTCAGCGTACCCTGTCGCCCATGCGATGCTATCTTGGCTAGTTTTGTAGAGATATGCCTTAACAATATATCTACTAGCTTCCACAACTTCCAACTCAGTGCTAATACGAAAATCTGGATAGTCTTTAATAAACTTTTCAAGTCTCACCTCAACTGGTTCATAATCGGCTAAATTAAACATAGAGTTCATTCTCCTCTGTAGCTAGTTGCCCCATTAAAGCAATATAGGCTGCTCCATCGATGTAATTATCTGGCTTATCGACTGTGCCTGAACTGGCTCTGGCAATCTTGATGAGCGCGAGTATTGCACAGACTTGATAGTCCTCGATTGGGTGCTGTAGGTATGCACTGATGAGCATTGCTGCGTGTTGCATGTTATCTGCTGGGTGGCCGTAGTCGTTAAGACCACGATCTTGAATGATGTCGGTTGCACTCTGTAGAATCTCCTGATACTTCATTCTTGC